ACAAATGGAACAAATAGTACTCCATAAAGCTCAAAGTGAAATATTTAGCGATTTATTTGTAAATAAAACTACAAGATATGCAGTAGGTGTATGCACTCGTGGTTTTGGTAAAAGCTATTTGGCTGCTATTTGTGCAATACAAGCAGTTACAGAGTTATTACAATTACCAGAATCAGTGCCTAATAAGAATGTTACTTTATTAGCGCCTACATATCAACAAGCAGTAGATATTTATTTTCCTTTATTATGGTACGAATTTGGAATGAAAGATTATGCTAGCACTGGCTCTGCATACTCTGGTAAAATTAGGTTTGAAAATGGCACAGAACTTCGCCTTATGTCATATGAATCAGCAGAACGACTAAGGGGTACTGGCCAGTACTTTATAGTGTGCGATGAGGTTTCCTCATGGCAACAAAAACCGGGTTTAGAAGAAACTTGGAAAGCCACTCTCAAACCTTGTATTACTACTCGTTGGTCTAGAGATCAAGCTAAAAAATTTGGTGCGCCCTCTCCTGGACGTGCTTTAATTATTTCAACACCTATGGGATATAATTATCTACATGATATGTTTAATATGGAACATGTAGATGAAGATTGGAAAGGCTATCACTTTACTTATAGGGATGCCCCTCATTTATCTCATACTGAAATTGAAAAAGAAAAATTACTTTCAGATCCTTTAAGATTTGCTAGAGAATATGAAGCTAGCTTTGAAGATTCTGGGGCCAATGTATTTTATAATTTTAGAAGAACAGAACATATTGCAGAAGATATACCTTATTTTGCGGATGAAGAAGACGTTCATGTTTCTATTGACTTTAACGTAGGAGTCATGGCATGGTCTGCTTTTGCTAAACGAGGTGATCAAATTCATTTTATTACAGATGGTAAAGGTGCGCCTGATACTACTCAACTTGCAAAAATGTTAAAATCTAGATTTCATGGACATCGTATATATGCTTATCCCGATCCTTCGGGTAGAGCTAGAAAAACATCTGCAGCAGCAGGAATTACTGATTTCAAAATATTAGAGTCAGAAGGAATTACCTGCAGGGCAAGACGAAAAGCCCCGCCTATTGCAGATTCTGTACAAGCAGTTAATCTTATGTTAAAGAATGCTGCTGGACAAGTTCGTATGTATTTTAGACCAGATTGTCAAAATACAATTAAATCAATGGAAACTACTGTTTGGAAAGAAGGCTCTATCGATAGTGCGCAAATTGATAAGGCTATGGGAGCAGAACATCATTCTGATGGTGTACGCTACGCTACAGAATATTTGTTCCCAGTTCAAGCGGGTGGTAAAAAAGTCATTCGTAGTACAATGACATTCTAATAGGATCCTAAAATGGCTAATAGCGGTATTTTTAACTTAAATGCAGGTAGTATTTATTACACTGCAAATAGTAACAAAAGCGTAGGTGATCCTTCAGACCAATATACTAGTATTCGTCCTTTATGGGATCGTGCTAGAGCGGTTATACAAGGGCAACGCTTTTCAAAAGCATTTGATACATATATTGATAATGCTAATTTTAACAATTTATTATTACCCTTTTCGCCTTCAATGACTCAGCATCAATATGATTTTTATCGTGCTGAAGCAGAGCTTCCTGGGTTAACTTCGCAATATGCTAACGTACTTGTTGGCTCTATGCTACGCAAAGGCGTAAGCTTAGAATTACCAAGCGATGTCCCTGAAGGCGCTAAAGACTGGATATTACATAAATTTACATCTGATGAAAAATCAATACATGCTTTTTTAGATGAAGCAATGCATGAGGAAATTCAAACTTCTCGTGCATGGGTAGTAGTTGATTATCCTACAGTTAATAGAGAATTAACTTTAGAAGAAGCAGAAAGTTTAAAACCTTATCCAAAACTTCTTCGTGCAGAGGCAGTTATTAATTGGAGAGAAGGAATTCATCCGGTTAAAGGCAATACTTGCTTAACACAAGTTATTGTAAGATATTATGACACTAAGTTTGAAGAAAATGATTTTCATCCAACTTACATAGATAAAGTAGTAGTTTATGACATCCCTGATGGATTTTTAAGAGTTCGTACTTATGAACGAACTAAAGAAGATGAAAATGTTCCTATAATTAATGGTGAAATTCAACAATATTACAATGTTGAAGGTGGTGGATATAATACTTCAAATAGTGAAAATCAATGGAAATTAATTTCTACTAACGCTAATATTCTTAAAAATGGAGAGCGTTTAGACTTTATTCCTCTGTGGCCTTTAAATGGTCAATGTCAACCACAAGAACCAATGTTACAACCTCTTATTGATCGTGAAATTGGTTTGTATAACAAAGTATCTCGTCGTAATCACTTACTTTATGGAGCAGCTACTTATACTCCTGTTGTTGCTTCAGATATGTCTGATGAAGAATTTGAAGATATCGTTTCATCGGGTTTAGGCTCATGGCTACGTGTTCGTGATGGAGAAAGCATTTCAGCTTTAGAAACACCTACTAATGCTCTTAAAGATATGGAACAAGCTATTAATAATACAGTAGATGAAATGTCTAAAATGGGTATTCGTTTACTTTCTCCTGAAGGTAATAGTTCAGGAGTAGCTTTAGAAATACGTAATGCTGCTCAAACAGGTTTACTTGGCAACTTAAATGCACGTATTTCTATTACAATGACAGAAATTATTGCATTTATGCTTAATTGGAAATATGATACTAATTATGTACCTAGTGATATTAAATTTATGTTATCAGGCGACTTTAATCCTGCTCCATTAGGCGCAGATTGGATGCGTTTAATTACAGAATGGTATCAAGCAGGTCTTATTCCTCGCTCTACTTTCTTAGAAATTGCTAAACAAAATGACATTATTCCTAATGACTATGATGATGCAACAGCAACTTCAATGATTGAAGAAGATGAGCTTATTGTACCTGTTAGAGAACAATTTAATGTCAAACTAGAAATGGAACAAGCTAAAGCTACAGGCACTAATGGTGATATGGGTTACGATGGTGTAAATGGGAAAGCACAAGGAGGCTCAACAGTTAGACCTTTACGTGAAAGAACCAAACCTGTAGATGATGGGAGTATATCTCCAGAACGTTAATCAAACAGTAAATATAGCCCCTTTAAGTTTTCTTATTGGGGCTTATTTATTAGGAGAAAAACATGTCAATTAATACTAAACTTTATGATCTTGCTGTTCAAAATGCAGCTGAACTTAGAATTGAGGAAGAAGAACTTTTTATTCAGTTAAATCGTTTAAATCGGAATCACCAAAGTCGATTAACTAAACTAGTAGCTCGTAATGCAAGTGAGACAGATTTACTTAAAGAAGTTAATCGTTACAAAACTATATCTCAAAATAGCATGGAACAAGCACTTGAAAGGCTAGGTAATAAAGAATTATCTTTTCAAAAAAATATTTTAACTGATTCTGCTAAAAGATTTTATAAATTAAAAGATGTTTCAAGAGAGGGTTTTTTAAATTCAATTAAAAATAGGCCTATTCGAGGTAATAAAAATTTAACTCAACAATTAACTGGAATTTTTAATAGTCAAGAAGAACGTATTAAAAAAGTATTAGCTAAAAATATAACTTCAAAATCTCAATTAACAGCTGAAATAAAAAACACTAGTAACTTAAGTAGAGCACAAACACATACATTATTTGCAACTTCAAGCACTCAAAATCAATCTGAGGCTTTTACTAAAACTATGGAGGCAAATAGTGATATTATTAAAGGCTATCGTTATACTGCTGTTTTAGATTCTAGAACTTCAGATATTTGTCAACATCATGACGGTGAAATTTATCCTGCAGATAATCCTAAATTTATACCACCTTTACACTGGAATTGTCGATCTGTATTAGTTCCTGTTTTAAAGTCTCATAGTGAGTTAATAGGCACTGATAGTAATAGAATAATTAATTCTGTTTTAGAAAAAATGAATGTAAGTTCTATTTCTCAATTAGATGGAATCAACCCTATTGTAGAAAGTTATGATGTATGGTTACGTAGACAACCTACTGAAGTTCAATTAAGGCATCTAGGAAATAATGTTGAAAGATTAGCTTTGTTCCAAAATGGTAATTTACGTCTTAAAGATTTTCAATCCGCTAGAGGAACTAATGTTAGCGCAGAAGTTTTATCTCGTAAAGCGCAAGAAGGTTTATTTGAGATACCTATTAGAACAACTAAATATCAACCTGCAGCTAATTATGATTTTAAAGTTGAAGCTTACAAAGTAAATGATTTAATTACAAATAAAAAAGCACAAACACAGTTACGTGAATTATTTGAAATAGATGAAAGACATAGTATTTCTCCTTTATCTACAATTGATTTTAGAGGCGTTACTTCAGAAACTAAAAGACAAAACAGGCTTAAGTCTAAAACAATAGCTAATGAAGATCTTATCATGGATCCCGTTACTGGTATAGTTAGAAATCCTTTAATTTATAAACCTAATAATAAATTATTACAAGAAAGATTACAACTAGTTAAAGATTCTAAAATCTTAAACAAAGAACAAAAAGAATTTATTGAAGACTTTGTTAATAGTATGGAGGATAGAGTTAGCACTAATAACAGATCTGTAATTGCAGAAAATTTACGTGTTACTTTTGAACGTCAATTAAATGTAGATTCTCCTAGTTATAACAAGCCTTGGGAAAATTTAACTGCTGTAATTAGAGCAGAAAATTCTAACGCTGTAGCTAACGTTTCTCGTCGTCTTGAACGTATGCATCGTAAAGATGTAAAAGGAATGGTAATAGCAAAAGTTACTCCTGATGCAGATGTTATGCCTTCTGTTAATATTTTTGGAACTATTCGTACTTTTGATGAGATAGAGGATAGTATAGCATCAAATCAACGTTTTGTTGATGATTGGGTTGACAAACAAGGTCTTAAAATGGCCACTAAAGCTTATTTTAATGGTAAAGCACCTTTACGAAATTATTTTTTACCACCTTCTCAAGTTAATCCTTTAGATTTTAAAAAACGTATTATTAAAGCTTATGATGAAGTTGTTGATACTTTAAATATTCCTGCTAAAGCTAAAAAATATTTTAAACAACAAATTGAGTTTTGGACTCAAAACCCTGTAACAGTAGCTCAAAATGTATTAACTGATTTTGCAAGAGAGTTAAATGTTAGATGGTATCAATTAGTAGAACTAGAATTTTTCTATAGAGCAATTAATATAAATCTTAGAAAATCAGTAGTAGATAATCTTCCTGAAATTGTAAAAGTAAATACTAAAGCAATCTCTAAAGGGCTTAAAGCTTTAGCTGATGGCTCAACTTTAGATTATGATACATTAGCTATTAATGTGGGTAAGGCTCTTTATGATGAGTCTCGTATAGATTTACCTTGGCGTAAACCAACTCTAAAAGATTATCATAAAAGCGGATCTAGAATATTAGCTGATTTAGAAAAACAAGGTCTTATTAAAATAGGACAAGCAACAGTTACTCGTCAAACTGTTATTGATATTAAAACAGGAAGACCAGATCCTTCTGGCTATAAAGAAGTTCAACAACGTGAAATAGAAATTCTTGATCCTGAATTATTTAAATTACAACAAATTAACAGAGAACTTTATATTGGACGAAGAATTGGTATT